ATTCAAAGATTTGTTGAAGTATTCCCGTAATGCTGAGAATTATCCGCAGAAGTTTCTTGCTGCAGCTCTCGAGATAATCACGAAAGGAACAGGGATAGTTTATGAAGGATACAGCAAGCAGGAGCAGGAAATGCAGATACCAGACGGGTTTGATATGGAGACAGGCAAGGGGAAATTTAAAAAAGAAAATAGAATAATATTTGATGATTGTTTTCAGAAGATAGTTCCGATAGAGGATTTTTATATTGCTAACCCGTATCAGATAGATGTGCAACTGCAACCGTATATAATCTGGCGGGAAATTACAACTTATGAAGAGTCTAAAACTGAATACGGCCACTATGCCAACTTTGATTCAGTTAAGCCTGGCGCTTATGTTCTTCTTACCGAACCTACCACTTTTTATCGGAACCGTTTACAAACAGAACTGGCGCCGAACCAAGTCGAGATTTTAAGATATTACAATAGAAGTAAAAACCAGCATACGGTAATGGTGAACGGTATTATAATGTATGCTGGTGCTATTCCTTTTAAAGACGGCAAGTATCCGTTCGCCAAAGGCATCTTCGAGCCTTACGGGAATGACTTCTTCTGGGGATTTGGCTTTGCTAACAAGATAATGGGCGAGCAGGATTTGACTAATGCGCTTTTCAATTTGATGATAGACAAGACCTACGGGTCGCTCCTGCCCTACGGACTCTCCTCTGACCTCGATGACTTGATTGAAGATGACGTATTAGTAGCCAATAAGATACGGAAAGTATCCGATATAACAAAATGGAAATTCGATACGCTCCCGAGTGTGAATACTGCCGAACAGCAAATGCTTCAGACAACTATCAATTTTTTAAAGGAAAACTCGGGAGATTTGATTGGAGCCGGCCAGGCTTATAGTCCGAAAGGTGGGAAATTACAAGTCAGACAAGTGATGTTAAGACAGCAAGAGGCAATGCAGAAATTAGGTTATAGTATGAATTTCTTAGAGGATTTTGAACACGATTGTGCCGAGTTAAGACTCTCTCATATTTTACAATTCTACTCTATCCCTAAAATGGAAAAGGTAGCGGGTAAGAATGGTAAAGAAATACAGCAATTGGTATTCCGAGATATAAAACTTCATAATGTTAAACTAAAAAGTGGGCAGACGGGCGATAGAATTGTAAAACTGTTGGGAAATAAACCTGCTAATCCTGATGAAGAGAAACGGATAGCCGATGACTTGTCAGTTGAAGAGCAGATGGGAGCATTACAAGGCCTTCCCACTCAAGCTCTTGCCGTCAGTGTTGATACTTTCTACGATTATAACTTTGATATACAGGTTGTAAAGAACTCATCTTATGAAAAAAATGAAGTCTTAGACCAGGCTTCACGGCAAGAGTATGCCAATTGGAGATTGAGTATGATGCAATTCGGAGCACCAGTAGATGTTCAGTTGCTAGTTGACTGGGTTGACGAAGCGTATGATATTGACTCGGAACAATTTAAACCGCAAAATCCTCAACAAGGAATGCCGCAGATGCCAGGGCAACAGCAGCCTGGAGTACCAGGACAGCCTCAGCAGCCACCTCAGCCTGCTATAAAGCCAGCTAAAAGTATGGGGAATATGCCAAGTATGGCAGGTGCCTTAGCATAATATGGATGAAATAAAACAAGTCAACAAGAAAATAGTAGAATTGATGAAAACGTTACCGCTTCCAGAGTTTAAGGAACCTATGACTGAACAGCGGCACGAAATGGTAGTGGGACTGGCACAGATGTATGCCAATAAAGGCTTCAGATTATATCTTGAATATACAATCCAAAATCAACTTCAAGCCACTTTAAAGGCTGAGAATATGAATGATTTATTCTTTCAAAAAGGCCGGATTCTCACTTTAAAGGAACTCTATAATTTGGCGAAGAAAGAATTTGAACATATACAAACTCTAGAAAAGAGAATTAAGAAATAATATGTTAAAAACACCAACGCATCCAGAGAAAAAGTCTAAGAAACCTCTTTTAAAGGTTAAGAAAAGCGATTCGAAGAACAAACCAGGTCGAGGTAAAAGCTTCACTAAGAAATTTAATTCCAAGAAATACGAGGCTACTCGTAAATCTGTATTTAGTATATAACTATATGGCATTAAAAACACCGCCAACAATCAAAAAGAAAGGCTTTCCTTCTGCAAAAAAGGGAAAGGTGAAAGGCTCTAAAGGAAAACTGATGCCCTTCAAGCACGGAGCGCACAAGAAAACTCCCGTGGGTAAACCGAAAAAAACGATGACCCATAAAAGCCCGTCAAAAGTAAAGCCAAAACAGGGCGATGTCGGCTTTCAAGCTTATAGGAGAAAATACTACAATCTTAAAGTCGATAACGGCACAGCGTAGTGAGTTATTTCTGCTGGTGTCTTTTTTGCTTCGACATCAGCAGGCTATAATTCATTAAAACTCGGTGCGGACTTCCGTCAATAGTTCGTTATATATGTCTGATGAATTAAACAAAATTCTCGAAGAAGAGGAGAAAGAAACTCCGCCTACTCCGTCACCTGAAGAGGAAAAGGCAAAAAATGAGGTTCTGAAGAAAGAAGAAGAATTGTCTAATCTCAACAAGGCCATCCTTGAAGCGCAAACCAAGCTTAAAGAAGTGCGTGCTCTTAAAAAAGGCACGAAAGAGGAAGAGGATTTACCCAAGATTGATATGACTGACCCTTCGGCGCAAGCCTGGGACAGGCATATCAAAGATAACGTAAATCCCGTGACTGCTGAAATTGAGAAAGGAAAAGAGGAGCGTCGAAACTACGCTCTTTCCCAATTCTTAAAAGATAAGCCGGCTCTAGCCAAGCATCCCGAAAAGGTCAAGGAACTGGTTGAGACGTATGAAAAGATACGGACAGCCAGCGAGATGACAACTGAAGGAATTGCTTTGGACTTGGACAAGGCTTATGGTGCGGTCTTTCACGAAGAGCTGATTGATATGGCAAGGAACAAGAGAGTAGAAGATGCTCAGGCAAACGCTATTTTCTCGGATATTGCCGTATCACGTGGTTCAACTGCCTATCAAACTGAAAAGGAGAAAAGTCCCGTTTTAGATGAAGAGTCTAAGTCGATACTCGCAAAATGGGGAATGACTCCCGAACAGTGGGCAGCGGATTATAAAAAATATAAATAAACAAATATGGCACAAACTTTATACGGTGCCAGCCTAGCAAAAGCTCCGGTAATGTCCGACAACTACGATGGTGGAAGAGTGATTGGTAAGAACTCTGAAGTATTCACTGCTGGTGATGTTGTAACTATTGATGCCTCTAACGGCTTAAAGGTAGCAGGTGCTACTGATGCCGTTTATGGTATCGTGGCTGCAACTCAAACGATGACTGCTTCGAATCAAACCGTTGCTCTGGTAAAACCGCAATGCCTGGAAATTGACCAGGATTACGAGTTTTTAATGGGATGTAACGCAGATTTGGTAGCTTTAACAAGTGTAGGAGCGTATTATAAACTAACAGGAACTACGGGTATACAGCAAGTTGATGTATCTTCCGGTGTGCAGACTACAACTTCAAGAGTTGTAATGTGCACGGAAGTAGACCCCTTTCAAGTTGGCGGTACTGGTTCAGGCTCAGGCTTGAGACAGGGACTGTTCAAATTTGTCAAGGTGTTCAACATCAAAGGGCAAACCTAAAATAATATGGCAGACCTTCAAAAGTTATTTGACCTGGCCGACCCCCGTATACGCAAGATTTGGGATGAAAAGCAAACCCAGCTTTCAACCAAACTTGAATATTCCTTGTTAGGATTTACGGACTATACTGCTGAGATTCTCAACACCCAGTTCGAGAATTTCACGGGGTTAGGGTTGGCACAAGCGACTGGTGAGAAAGAACCTTACAACCGAGAAGATATCGCAAACGCATACAAGGTAACGATTACGCCTGTGAAATTCACCAAGGCGATAACCATTACCGAGGAGATGCTACGCTTCAATCTTTGGCCGCAGATTAACAATCTTGTTAGTGCTGTTGCTAATGCTTTGAATGCTCGCATCGATACTGATGTTGCGAAAATTCTTTACTTGGGGTTCGGTACAACTTTCTTCACTGGTGGAGATGCGCTGGCACTTTTCAGTGCTGTGCATCCGATGGGTGATGGTTCAACACAATCAAATACGCTCGGTGCTATTCCGCTTTCTTACGACAACTTAAAGACAGCTGTTCAAGCGATGGACAGATTTTACGATGACAAAGGAATACAATTACTCCCTTGCTCAAAGTTACGCCTGATAGTTGCCCGTGAGAATAAGGAAAGAGCTGAGGAAGTGCTGCGCTCGATTGGCAATCCAGATAACGCTAATCGTATATCAAACGTATTTAACAATGCGCAAGGATATATTGATTACAA